TACACCGCTTGCGCCGATTCCTGTCGCACCTGTCGTTCCTGTGTCTCCCTTGACACCCGTAGATCCAGTTACGCCAGTGCTACCAGTCACGCCCGTAGAACCCGTGACTCCCGTAGTTCCCTTGACACCCGTATCTCCCGTAACACCAGTATCTCCTTTAGCGAGGAATGTTCCAGTGTCGCCTTTGACACCACTTGGGCCTTGTACACCCGTATCACCTTGACTACCCGTGTCTCCAGTACCAACGAGAACCGCGATATTCGCGATGGTTATCTTTTTGGTAGAACCTTCGGGAGATTGAGTTGTGTCTGAAATATCAACGAATGGGACGAAATCGCCTACCGCTGGCGAAGTGCCAAGTGCTGTCAGCTCTGTAATTTTTACACCCATATTATCCCCTTTGCATTAGTAACTGTGCGCCACTCTCCATGAGAATAGCTTGACAGTCTTGGGTAAGCAACCCATTTGGTTCTATTGTATACGGTTTTGGCACGATTGTGGTGGTCAGCTCGGACGGCTTTGCCACCAGAGTGATATTGTCGTCATAGTTGTTGATACATTCGTCAGGCATTAGTAGTCGCTCCCATCAGTATTGTTGCCATCAGCATCTTGCGTTGGCACATCGGCGATAATTTCTCGGTCATAGTTGGTTTTTTTGAGTGTTTGGATAGCTTTTTCGAGGTCGAACTCCCATTTTTGCTCTCTTTCGTTCAATGGGATTGGTTTTGGGCGACTCCCCTTCCATTCAATGACGATTCCTGTGGCGATTACCTTGTGGAGTGCATTTGGGATGCCGTGAGCGGTTGTTGATGGGTCTAGGCTCATGTCTGTGGTCAATCCAAGTCCTGCGATGTTGGCGGGGCGGGTATTTAGCCACACCTTGAGTCCAGCAGTGACATCTGTGATTGTCCCAGAGTAGATTACAAGTGAGTTCCGCATGATGTCGAACTTGGCTCGACCTTCTTCGTTGCCGAATTTGGCAGTGATGAGAGCTTCTGAACCGATTGGAAAGTTCATGAGTGACATATCCATCTCGCCAAGCTGAATAAAGTTCGTTCCATCGAGCTTTGCTTCTACCCTTTTGAATCTGGCAAGCATATTCGAGTAGAGAGGATACTCGCGGCGATTTGCAACGAGGTTCATGTATGTCGGGACGAGGAAAATATCTTCATCTACCTCAAGAGCACGGCCACAGACATTGTTTTTGACAATGTTGGCGATCATGAGCATCTCTGAGTCTACAAATGTGTTGGCATTGGTTCTGGTGTTGAAATGAACGTACTTTTTTAGCTCTTCGGGTGTCATAATATCTCCAGTATATCAACTTCCTGCTAAACATTCAGCAGTGATTATGCTGGGGTTACAACACCATCGTCTGAGAGTGGCATATAGAAGCAGTAGAAATCGATCACCCCAGCTGTAATGTTCGCAGTTCCGACTGTACCAATGATGTCGAGTCCACCACCGATAACTTTCGGAGTTGCGGTGAACCCTTCGCCAAGTGAGGGAGTGGCATCGACCCATGCTTCATTCGCATCGAGGGTTGTAGCATCAGCAATTTGCGCTAAGAGGGCGGCGGTAGCACCTGGAATACCAAGTTCAAGCGTTCCAGCACCAACTAGATCGATCTTACAAATGCCGATTACGATCGCTAGAACATCGCCTGTGACATTGAAAACAGTGAAAGGATCGTTTGTACCATCGTGATCACCGATGGCGTTTGTTGTGCCACCAGCGAAGGTAATACGCTTACTTGTTACGAAAGGTAGAAGTCCTTGGAATGGTCGTCCGTTTGCATCGAGTTTGAGTAGTGAGTCAGTCATAGTGTCCTTTCAATTATAGACACTAGGATTACACTGCTCCAGTGTCGCCTTGTACGCCTGTAGCACCAGTCACACCAGTTGCACCTGCGAGATCTTCGAGAGCGTTCACATATGCAGCGAGAGCTTGCAAATACAGCTCAAGAGCGCGGTTGCCCTGAGTTACTTCGTGACTGAGTGGTGTCGTAAATGCCATATGTGTTTTCTCCTTTTAGTTTTACTATTATGTTCTCAATCTTACGCGCTTACTGCGTGGCGTAGGACAACTAAGAAGCCTTGATTTAGGATCTTGGCAACGTAGCTGAGCTTCCAGCCAGAGGTACTGCGTTGGTTTAGAGGATCAGCAGTTCCAGCAGAGCCGAGAGGCTTGACGATGTTCATCAGGGTCTTGCCTGAGATACGAGTCTGAGCATACGCCTCTTTTCCGAAGATCAGAGTGTAGTGGACATCGATCGAGTTGTCACCTGCGCCAGCTGCTACTTTAGCGTTGGTCGTCATAATGAAGCGAACATTGGCGAGTGAGCCGATTTCATCTTCCATCACCGTTGATTTGTTGGGGTATTTCTCGACAGGGATGAAGCCTGCAGCATCATCTAGGTCATAGGCGGTGTCCTCAGACACGATGCCGATGAAGCTCTTGCCAACTGGAACGGTGTTCCAGCCAGTTGAAGCATTGATCATGGAAGTGACAGGGCGAGCGTTGTTCCCGCGAAGGTTACGAACAGCCTGTTTGACTTCAGAGCGGTTGATGATCATAGCACTGGTGACTTGGGAATCTTGGGTAGCACTGGAAGCCCATTGGATGTTTGTGCTAGCTGCCAAGACATCTCTTGCGAGAGCATCTACGGAAGCACCGGCCTGTTCACCCAAAACTTCAGCAGCTTCAGTGAGGACGGGATCGATCGTCTCAGTCAGAACAACGTCTGTGAGAGTGACGTAATCACCGTAGTATTGAACAGTTGCTTCGGAATCGGTAACAGAGAGCTGTTTACCAGTTGGGGTGACACCTTCGGTCAGAGCAGTTGTCTGAGCGGTCAATGCACCATAGACACGGAATTTGATGACGTTGCTGCCAGAATTAGCAGGAATGTCCCGAACTTGAGCGAAGCGGTTGTGGACGAAAGCAGGAACAGCTCTCAAGAGCATGGTGCGATTGTAGAATACGCTTACTTCTTTTGGAATCTGTGTGCGGGTAGTCATTCCCATATGTTTGTCTCCTTACTTTATATAATATGTCACTTTATAACAAAAAAGACGCGGGTTCTTGCGAACTCCACGTCTCGGTTTTTCCGTTATACGCGGTAGCTTTTGGCTACGTTACAATCAGTATTGCATAATCAAAATAGCGTGTCAATAGGTTAGTACCAGACTAAACTAAAGTTGCTCACCAACTTGACGACCAGTTTTGGGATCAACGCGGTCAATGAGCAAGTCTGCTCCTGCCTGTTGTGTCGCCATCATTGATTCTGAGAGTATATCTGCTACTTGCTGTGGGATTTCAACGAATCTACCCTTGGGAATGAATGTTTTGTAGCCATTGAGCTGAACCACTTCGACTGCTCCGCTTACTATTACCTGCTCCGTGCGACCGTGAACCATCACTTCGCGGATGACACCTGGCTTCTCTGCGCCAACTAGGGGAAGGAAGAAGCGAACATTGGGTTGTGATTCTAGTTTACATCTCATCGTCTCAGCTTTGGTCAAGAATTGCTTGTTCACCAATCGATCTTCGCTTGGGTTTGGTTTCTCTTTGATGGTTTTGACGGGTTCAACAACTTTCTGAGCTGCGCTTGCTTTGAGGGTGTTGATAACAGCCTTGAGTCCTGCCTTCGTGGTGAGAGTTACCGCATCTTCGGCTGGCATACCTAATTCAACCACTTCAGCCTGAAACTGTTTGACGGTTTTCTCTACTGGCTGATCTCCAGCACCTACTCCTGAGTCACCTTGGTTCATGTTTTCGTCTGACATATGTTGTCTCCTTTATATTATGTAATTATCCAGTCATCCCTTTTGCTTTGGCGATCTCAGCTTCCATTTCTTTGTCACTGAGTTTAGCATAGTCTTTTGCGCCACCTGCGGGAGTTCGGACGTGTGATCCGTTGCCACCCTTACTCTCCAGAACCTTCTTTTGAGCTGCGCGCTCTTTGGCTGCGCCGATCTTCTGCATTTCACCCGACATGACGATTGCAGCGATATTTTTGACAGGAATGTTTTTGTAGGTTGGGTGAGCCAGATATTTCATCATCACTGGTTTGTACTTGGCTGCTTCGGGGTGTTCGGTAATGTAGGAATTGACCTCGATCTCGTCATTTTGCTTCTGAATTGTTGCTTTGAGGGGACTGAGTTCTTTGTTCACAACTTTGGTGATTTGAGCTTTGTCCTCTGGGTCTATATCGTCATCACCATCATCGGCTACACCTGAGTCTCCCTTGTTACCACGCTCTTCGGGGTTGAAATCATCAGCATTGATACCAGAATCGCCTTCGTCTCCATCTGATCCTGAGTCTCCGTTGTCTCCAGAAGCTCCTGCGCCGTCATCGCCACTTGCACCAGCTCCATCATCTCCTGAGTCGCCATCGTCACCAGATCCACCTTCTCCACCGTTGTCGCCACCACCATCGTCGCCATCTTCCTCTTCTTCTTCCTCTTCTTCACCTATGAAAAGATCTCTGGGTAATTCTTCGTCAAACAGTTTTGAAAATATGCTCATAATCTCCTTCGGTTATTCCGTATAGATTGGTACTTATTCAGTGTAGTGATTGTGAACTATCTTGTCAAGTCGTCTTGGATAATTCTTCATCACCAGATCTAGCTGTGAGTGTAGCCACCGTATCAAATGGGTCGGACTCTGGCTCTTTTTGAGTTTCAGTCGTCAGTTTTTTGATTATTGTCTGTGGAGTATCGCGCATTTCCTCCATGACCGCAAGTTTATCTCTGAGTCTATCCATTCCCTGCTCATTCAACTGTTTTGGGTTGTAGAGAATTTGCCTTTTCACCTCCTCGATATTCTCATTCGCGATCTGGACGAATAATTGCCAGCCACCATTGTCTAGGAGCGAGCGAAACAGTGCTGTGCCGTTGTCTATCTTTTCTGGTGTATCAAATAGATCTGACATAACTACATTCCACTCGTCATACTAGGCGTAATTGGTCGATTGATTGGTTGATTTGAACCAGGCGTGGGAGTAGGGGTTGGCTTGCCATCTTGGAAGTCAGTCGCTCCCTGATCCTGGGGGAAGAACTCTGGATTGGTTTTCTTGATCATCAGAGCCTTTTTGTGGGTTTCGATGTGGGCTTTAGCGGATGGAGTGTCTTTGGCTGTTGAGTGCACCTCCAAATGGATATTGTGATCATCCTCTCGCAACACTCCGACAAACTCATCTTCATTCAATTTGTCATTCTCTTCTTCAGCTACGCGCTCATCGATCGTTGGGGGGAGTAGGCGGTCGAGTTCATCCTTTTTCATGCCGTAGAACTTGCCGAGTTTACGCATAGCATATCTGCGGTTGGCTGTAGGATCGGCGAGAACGAGCGTGAAGTATCCCGTGAGTGACTGTCGCTCTTCGAGTTCTTTGGCGCGGTTTACGGCCCTACTCTCGATCTGGAAGTCAGGACTGATGTGAGTGATGAAATCTTTCTTGTCGAGCTTGCGCCATTTAGCACCAAAAGCTCCTTTGAGCCTGAGAACCTTCTCATCAATGTCGTCAGAGAAGTAGTCGTAGTACCCTTTGTACCAGAATTGCCAGAACACTTTCTCACTCCACCCAAACACCTTGGCGGCGAGTGAGTAGCGAGTATCAACACCAGATTTGAGAATGTTTGTCTCTCCAAGTGGTCGGTTCTTCTCGGATTGGATACCCTGTTGAATGTCGGGAGTGGCTGTGGCTTTCTGAGCGGAGATGTCGAGGGTCGTATAGACGAAATCGATGAGTGGCATATTCGGGCGCGCTTTGATGAGTGGTTGGATAGCATTTCCGATTGGCTCATTCTTGCCGTCAGCTGAGATGAATTTGTTGAATCCGATCTTGAGGTCTTTTTTGTTGGTGACTTTGTTCGTGTCATAGATATACATCGGGTAGACATCGCTCTTCATGGCCTGCAGTACGAGGTTCAAGACGACCGCCCTAGCGCGCTGCTTGTCCTCAACCAAGTCAGGAATGGATACACC